ACCGTGGCTACTGGTGGCGCTGATGGTCTGCGTGGTTTGAATCAGTATCCTGGCGCTAATGCAACTTACGCTGGCGGCACGACTTCAACGGCTGCATTTGGTACTTCCGGTACTGGTTCCACGACTGGCCTGCACAGCCTGGCAACCTACGACCAGATCACCACCAATGCGAACACCGTTGGCGCGAACAACATCCAGTACAAGGACGTTATCAACACGATTTACGCCCTGCCGCAACAATACTGGACGGAATCTGCTCGTTTCATGGTTAGCCCAATTTTGGCTCAAGCCATCCGTGGTCTGCAAGACACCAATGGTCGTCCGATTTTCAATTCAACTGAATCTCTGAACCCCAACGGTATCATTGGTCAATTGCTGGGCTTTGATGTGGTAATGAACAAGTATCTAGACGCACCAAGCCAATTGGCTACCGGCGCGGCTGGTACTGTGAGCAAGTACCCAATGTATTTCGGCGACTGGACTCGTGGTCACACGATCATTGACCGCCTGAACATGGTTATGCGGAGATACGACCAAACAGCCCCAGGATTTATTACATTTTTTGGGGAAAAACGTTTGGCAACATCGGTTCGTGACCCTAACGCACTGATTCGCTATCGTTCGACTGGTACTGCAAACGCTTAATTGTGACTGCATGGATGGGGGCTACGGCCCCCGTCTTTTAACCTTGGAATAAACATGAAAACCATTACCGAAAAAATCCTCGACGGCGTTAAACAAACTCTGGAAACCGGAGAAAAAGTCACCATTGATTTGCGCGAACAAGCCTCGTTGACTGGCAGCGGCGATGGTCAAGGTGGTAAGACTTATTTTGATGACGCATTCGCAGCGTTGCGATATGCAAACCCATTCCGTATTGGCGCACGACAAGTTAAGGTTGCTGGCTCCAGCGCCCAATTCGTTGCCAAGACTGGTAATGCGGCAAACCAAACAAATCCTTGGGGCTACACGTTTACCCCCAACTCGGGCACACCCGGCACCAACACCACGATTTGGCAGATTCCTACGCGCGTGATTACGGCTCAATTGCCAATCCGCACGGCTGCTATGTCGGACATCAACTACTTAAACCAAACCATCGTTGAAGACTTGATGTTGGAATTTTCGGCTATTGAAGCCGCCTCAATGGCAAACAACGATGACCAGGCTGGAAGCACTACGACCACAACGGGTGGAACTGATGGCTTGCGCGGCCTCAATTCCTATCCCGGCGCAGCTGGTGCTACTGCGGCCTACGGTTCGTCTGGCGTTGCCATCACCAACGGCTTGCATACTTTGGCGACTGTTGGTCATTCGCACACCGCTGTGGACTACGAAACGCTGGCTGAAATGGCTAACGCATTGCCCCCGCAATATTGGAATTTGCCCGGTACTGCATGGCATATGCACCCCAGCTATATCAGCGCAATTCGCCAATATGCTCATGGCGGCGGTGGTTACTCATTGGTGGAAACTGGTGAATTGGGTGAAGGCCCAGCAGTCAATATTCTTGGCTTCCCTGTCATTCCCAATCCCTATCTTGACCCAACTGGCACGGCAGGCAACTTCCCAGTCTATTTGGCAAACTGGCCTCAGTTCTTGACCATTACTGACGTTGAAGAAATGTCGATCCAAGCGATGGAAGAAACTACGCCCGGTTTCGTGACCCTGTACGCTGAAAAGCGTATGGTAAGCACCGTGCGCAACCCGTTTGCGGGTGTCCGTCTGATCGAGACTTAATCAATGGCAGCCGATTCCAACCTTGGTGGGTTGCCCTTTGGGGCAGTCTCGCGCAATCCTTTTAGCTACATTAAAGTGGAGCAAATTGGACGCGACAACACGACAGCATGGTTGACCGAAACCGAAATCACTAATCAATTAAATTTGTTTGGTGATACCAGTCAAGATTCGTATCTTGCAGGTCTTGAAGTAGCCGTTCGGCAGGCAATAGAAGATTATCTGGGTATGTCTATCTTCCCTGTGTCTTACCGTGTTTGGTACGGCATAGAAAGTCTTGCAGCATCCCCTGTTTGCTTAGACCTTCCAGAAGTTAGTCAGAATGCTAATTCTTCATTGGCTGGCGTGACCATTACTTCATTGAAATACTGGAATGATGACTTTCCCGCAACATCGGTGACAGTTGACCCTTCTCAGTATTATTACGACAACTCAGGCAATAAGGTGATTGTGCAAAGTCTACCGACTAGCATCAACTCAAGCATGACTGCACCCATTGTTCTTGAATACGCCACTGTCGCAAATCCTTTAGCTGCTTACCCAGTCATCAAGCAAGCTGGATTGTTGCTGCTTACGCATCTTTACAACAACCGCAGTGACACGACAGACGTTCAACTTAAGAACATTCCTTTTGGTGTTGCCGCACTTTTGCGTAGTTACAAACCTTTGGTGATGTAAATGGCAATAGCACGGTTTGAAAATTTGTCAGTTAACAACCTTACCTTTGGTCGATCAACCTTTGGTGAGCAAAACACAACCCAGACTCTTTGGTTCACAACTCGGGGCAGGGTTCATGCTGTTGCAAACAATGTAAAAATTACTGATAAGTATCGTGTTTACTCTGATGTGGTGGAATTCACGTTGAACTACACGCCCAATACCAAAGCCATCATTGACAATCAAAATTTGTATTCAATTACATGGCGCGGTTTTGACTGGCGAGTTGACAATGTTCGTGAGGCAGATGATCGCATGACGGTTAAGTTTCTTTGCGTTCGTAACGACCCTGTGGTAGCAGTCTAATGGCAACACAACAAAATCCAGTACAGTATGCAAAGGCAATCCAGTATCAACTGGCAAGCATTGTTACGCCCGTGCCGGTATATGCTGCGTTCAACCGCAACTTTGCCACTCAGCCAAAATTCATCACCTGGATGTTGCGCAATGTCCACCAGCCGGTCTACACTGGCGGAAACCAAGCCAACAAAGGTATTGACCGTCCTGTATTCCAAATTTCAATTTTCACCCAAGTGATTGAAGATGGATTTACAATATCGAATCAGATTTTGCAATCGCTTCATGGTTACGCTGGTCTTTTTGGTGGCGCAACTGATGGATTTCAGATTTCAAAAGCGGATGTGCAGTGGTTGTATAACTCTTACGACAACGAAAACAAGTTGGCTGAAGTTTTCTTAGATTGCACTTTAGACATCCCAACATAAAACAGTAAACCATATTTTTTTTTGAAGGATGAAAAATGGCACTACCGAATAAACTTTTACCCGGCTTTGCAGCTTCAATGTATGCGCAACCATTGGCAAGCCCTACGCCTTTGACGCTGGCTCAGTTGTCTACCCTTGCTAACGTGGCAGCAATCGCTGTCTCTGGCAATCTGATGAACATTGAAGCCATCCCTGCGTTTGGACAAGATGATGGTGTTGCATCCTTTACGGTTGCTGGTGCGCGACAAAGCGACAAAATCCCAGCACAGTCTGCGCCAACTTCTTTGACGATTAGCGCGGCATGGAATCCTTCAGATACCGTTTTGCTTTTGCTCCGCACAGACGCCTATAGCGGAACCGTTGACCGCACGTTTGTCATTGCTGCTACTGATGGAACAAACATCATTTACTACAGCTTTATTGGTCGCGTTGCTCAATGGCAAATTGACGCCCAACCCGGCGCAGAGGCAAAAGTAACTTTCACCGTCCAACCCCGTGGAAATCTCTACGGTTGGGTCAACAACGCTTAATTAGGAGTCAATCATGGCAGCACCAGCAGTAATTCTTCCCGGCTTTAGTGCCTCAATGTGGATGCAGTCGGGCGCTACGCCTACGGCTTTATCCACTGCAAACTTGGCAGTGTGGACGGCTCAAGTCGCCACCATTGTCGGCACCGTGGCAAACGGAACCGGCGCAGCAGGTACAGCGTTGAATGTGGAAGCAATCCCCGCCTTTGGTCAAGATGACGCAGTGGCAAATTTCAGTGTGGCTGGCGCTCGTCAATCAGACAAAGTGCCAACGCAATCCGCACCTACCAGCCTAACAATCACCGCAGCTTGGAATCCCTCGGATGCCGGTCTGCTGTTGATTCGTGGTGACGCCTACAGTGGCGTGATTGATCGCACTTTTGTGGTTGCTGCCGCCAGCGGTTCAAGCACGATTGCTTACGCTTTCAATGGTCGCGTGAGCCAGTTCCAAATTGACGCGCAGCCCGGCGCTGAAGCCAAGTGTGTGTTTACCATTCACCCCCGTGGTGGTCAGTACGGCTGGAGCAACACATAATGGCAACCCTTGACCAAGTGGTTGAGGGATTGGTGTCAGCCAGTGGAGACTTGGATTTAATTGCTAGGTTTTCAGTGGTTGATGCCGATGAAGTTGCTGCTGCTTTGGCTTCTGCTGAAGTTGACTCGGCTGAAGGCGTGGTATTGGCTTTGCTGGCAAAGTACAACCCTGTCGTGGTTGCTCCCATTGTTTACGTTGATTACGAAACACCATGAAATTCAGCGTAGAGAAATCGCAAGCAAATCCAGTTGGCGAGTTTACAACTTGCCTTCTGCACAGCGTGACCGGCGCACATATGCTGCATCTGGCGACCTACAGCTTTGCTGAACACAAGGCGCTGGAAGCCTATTATTCGGGCGTTGGTGATCTTGTAGACAGCTTTGTTGAGGCATACCAAGGAAAGTACGCCAATCGCGTTTCCTATGTTGGTGGATTTGATTTGCCGACTGAGCCGGTAGATTACTTGACCTATCTCAAAGATGAGGTCGCAACCTTGCGCGTTATGGATGGATTCCCCAAGGATTCAGAACTGCAAAACATCACAGATGAAATTGCCTCATTAATTGACGGAACACTTTATCAACTCACACTCAAATGACAACACAAAACACAATACAAAATACCGGCGACCTGCTGGACTTTCTTGTCAAGCAAATGGGCGAACGCAAAGATTGGTTTGGTCGTAGCCAACAAAAACTTACAGCCGTAAGCCTTGCTCATAAAATAGCGGAAAACCATGCTTCACAAATGACGCCCAAAGAGGTTGTCACCTACGTGCAAGCACTGAACCAAGAAATTTTCGACAAAATCATCATAGGATAAAACATGACATTCGCAAACAAGCTGGGTTCCAATTACTCAGAGATTCGCGCAAGCGCACGATACAAGACGATTACTGTTCAAGCCAACGATGCAATTTTTGATCTAAAAGTTCGCATTCCCGTCAAGCGAGAAATGGACGCACTGGCAAGCACCATCACAGACCCAGAACAGGCCAAAATTGATGCGATTTATGAAATGCTGGGCGCACCCCTGCGTAAGACATTAGAAGATGCTGAAGAAGGTTTTATTGAGGCGCTGAACAAAGACGGCGACAAGATTCGCATCACTGACAACGATGTAATCGTAGATGGCACATCTGTTCGTCATGTAGCCAAGATGACCGCTATCTGGCAAACGCAAGTAGAAAAGTATTTTTCGCTTTTGCAATCTGCCACTGGCGAACCCATTACGGAAAGCTACGATGAGATTGCGGAAGAATTCCCAGAATCGGTGATTCGAGAAATTGTCGGCAAGATTGATGAAGCAATCAAACCCAACTACAAAGAATCAAAAAAAAACTGAGGCGCTCAGTTAGCAGTCAAGCACGGGCTGCAATGATTTTCAATGGTCACACCGCAGATAGCGTTGACCAAATAGATGAGGAAACATTCGCGGAAATCTGCGTGATGTGGCATGATGGCTTGCTTGGTGGCAAAGGCGTTTTTGATGCAATGGCACCTTTAACTGCCACGGTGTTTAACTACTTCAGAGAAAAAGGCGCAGCAGCATATAAGACAGAAGCCATATTCCCTTGGATTACAGAATACGATAAAAACCCTGATCTTGAAGTTCCTGAAGCTGAAAAAGTAAGCAATACATTGCTGGCATTCTTGACTAGCGCACCGGGCTTTAACATGGAGAAGGTGGATGGCAGTTGAATATCAGGTTGAAGGTTTCCCGGAATTGTTTGCTGCAATGGATGCCTTGAAAGAGGAAATCGGCAAAGGCAAAACTGACCGCATTTGGCGTGAGGCAATGAAAAAAGCATTCCAGCCAGTGCTTAATGCTGCCAAACAAAATGCCCCTAAAGATACGGGTCAGCTTGCAAACCGCATTTACATGAAGGTGCATCGCCCCAACCGTAGCGACAAGCAAAGCAAGTATTACGAACCAGGCGAAATCTACATGGCGCGGGTTTCTGCTAGTCCATTGCGTGATGAATCAACACTTCATACCGTATTAAACAAGCGCGGCAAATTTCAAAACGTGTGGCGTGGCAAACGGCCTGTCGCTGTATCGCAAGAGTTTGGCAATGCGTCTACGCCTAAACATCCATTTCTCCGACCTGCGCTGGAAGCAAATAGCAAATTGGTTGTTGATACTCTTGCTAGTAGCCTAAAACTAGCAATTGATGAAATCGCCCGTAAAATAGCCAAACAGAAAGCAAAAGGCACATAGCATGGCACAAATCGGCTCACTATCGGTAAAACTTGGATTGGTCACGGTTGATTGGGACAAAGCCACTGCTGATGCCAAACGCTCGGCAAAAGACTTGCAAGCACAATTCAACGCATTGGGAAACCGTGTCAAAGGTCTTGCTGATGATTTCAAGAATGCTGGCATTGCAACTCTTACCATTGGCATGGGTGCGCTATACCATCAAGCAGTTGCATTGTCAGATGAAGTTGTTGATCTTTCGCACAGTTTTGGTTTAAGCATTCCAGAAGTTTTGGCATTTCGTGATGCATTGCAATCAAGCGGCGGTAAAGCGGAAAATGCAGATAAAGCCATTAGCACATTGTTTGGCAAAATTGCTGACGCCAGAACTGGTAACGATGCTGCAATTGCTCAATTTGAACGCCTTGGAATTACGTTTAGTGAATTAAAAAATCTTAGCCCGTATGAAGCAATCGTAAAAGTTGCAAATGGGTTTAAGAATATTACCGACCAATTTGAACGCACCAAAGCCATCAAAGATGTGTTTAGCAAAGCTGGCATTGGCGTTTCAATGGATGACCTTTCCGCTGCGCTAGGCAAAGGCACCGGAGATTTTGATAAATATGCGCAATCATTGGAAACAGTTGGGCAAGTTAGCGATTCGTTAAAAAGCAATCTGCAAAATTTGACTGTTGCGTTTGCCGAACTTATTGCTCCATTTACTAGAACGCATATTTTTACCGTTCAAGAATTTAGCAATATTTTAAAAGGTGTTGGTGCTGCTGCGACTGTTTTAGGAATTGCTGCTGTTGCGCGTGAAATGTTGAATGTTGCAACGGCTATCCGTGCGGCTGCTGCTGCTGGCGCATTGTTTAATTTGACAGCGGGCGGTGCAACACCAATTGGTTTGGTTCTTAAAGCCGTCACATCCCTTGCGGCAATTGGCACGTTTATTTATGTAAGCGGCTCTGCTGAAGAAACAAAAAGTACGCCATCAAAATCTACTGACCGTTGGGCAGAGATGGGGCAAGAAACATTCAAAAAGCCATCTGAAGTTTTAGCTGCAAAAAACGCTAGAGAAAATCAATGGTCTGACGCTAAATTTAAACCGCTTGCAGATGGTTCAGACGCTAGGTTTTCACGCGCTGATTTGTCGCTTGGAATGGCTCCAGATAAACCTGCAAAAGATATTGCAGAAGCTGTTAGCAAAGAAGCCTCGGCAAAACAAAAATCTGCTGCGCTTACCCGTCAATTGATGATGATTGACATTCAACGTGCTGCAATTAATTTAGACATATTGAGAAATGATGATCTAAAAAGCCGCTTGGCATTGATTGATTTGGACACTGAGCAGAAAATTTTAGAAATCAATTCCAAAGTTGCTCAAGAAAAAGCCGCTGCTGGTGACAAAGAAACCGCTGCATTGTCTGCCGCCCGTAATGCTGCCGCTGGCGCTGAAATCTCAAAGGTCAAACAAGCTGCCGCTGATTCAAAAGCACTTGTTGCAATTCAAAACAAAATTGACCTTGATAAAAAGGCATTTGAAAACCAACAGGCATATCTGCAATCGCTTGGACAAACAGGCGCAGAAAATGAGCAAGAAACAGTACAGCAAAAGCGTGATGCGGAAGATGCGCAAAGAATGGCAATCTTTGGTTTGAGCAATCAACAAAAAGAATCCATCCGTCTTAATGATTTGTCCAATGAACGGCTGGCTTATGAAAACACGCTACTGTTGAAAAGCGCAGATGAGCGTGATTTGTTGATGCAGCAATATGATTTAGAGGCCAGAATCCTTGATTACAAACGTCAAGCGCAAGCTGTTGGAACGCCCCAAGGAACGGTTGATGCTTATGTTGACTCATTGCGTAAAACTGGACAAGCCACAATTGATTTAAGCAAACAAAATAAAGATGCTCAAAAAACATTTGAGTATGGTTGGGAAAAAGCCTTTAACGCTTACAAAGAAGCTGCTTTTAATGCGGCAAATCAAGGCAATCAAGCATTCAACACATTTGCTCAAAGCATGGAAAGTTCCATTGATGAATTTGTTGAGACTGGAAAAATATCTTTCTCCAATCTTACCGAAAGCATTATTAAAGACCTGTTGAAAATTCAGTTGAAAAAACAAGCGTTGGCTTTGTTTGATATGGCTACAGGCGGCTATGGGACAATGATTTCCGCAGGATTAAAAATCTTTGGTTTTGCCGATGGCGGTGACCCACCTGTTGGCGTCCCTTCAATGGTCGGTGAGCGTGGGCCAGAATTGTTTGTCCCTAAGACGGCTGGAACTATTGTTCCCAACAATATGCTCAAAGGCGCTGACAGTGGCCCGACGATTAACTACAATGGCCCATACATAGCAAGCATGAGCGCAATTGACACCCAGAGCGGCGTTCAGTTCCTGGCTAAAAACAAGCAGGCGGTTTGGGCCACATACCAATCAGCCAATCGTAGTGTCCCAATGTCGAGGTAACAAAATATGTCAGTTCCAAATACATTCGCCAGCGCAACCAGCGCAATCCCTCTTGCCAATCTGGACGCCGATTTTGCGTACTATGACGCAGCGTTTCAAATTGCTGCTGGGGTGATGGAGGTCAATTACACCTTCCGCTTGGAAGACCCAACTGACAACACCAAGAAAGCCGAATTCGTGATGAGCGGCATCACCACTGGAACGACTCGGCAATACACTTTGCCCAATGCAACCGGCACTTTGGCAACGCTTGCTAATACGTCACAGACATTTACTGGCAGCACAGTATTTGCTCCATCCACTAACTCAGGAACCGTCACGATTGGCGGCATTCCACAAACCGGCACGATTACCCTTGGTCGCTCAACGGCAAATCAAACCGTAGATATTGCTGTCGGGGCCACTACTGCCGTCAGCACCAAAACCGTCAACATTGGTACGACTGGCGTATCCACTTCCACCACCAATCTGAACTACGGTTCGGCTGTAACTGGTGCGCTGGTAACGCACATTTGGAATGCTGGTGCAAATAATATGCGCCTAGACTCTAGTGGGAATTTAGGCATTGGGACTACTTCACCAGCAAGAAAACTTGATGTTAACGGGCCAGTAAGAATTGCTGATGCTAATGTTATTGAGTGGGGAGGAACTAGCACGGCTTTGGTGGGTAGTAGCAGCTCAAATACAATGCAGTTCTTTACCAGTAGTTCTGAGAAAATGCGGCTGGACGCCAGTGGGAATTTGGGCATTGGGACGAGTTCGCCTTCTTCACGTCTGCACGTTCAATCAGCCACACCAGTTCTTACCATCCAAGACACAACGTCTGCTGCTGGTGGCGTTGGCGGTACGATTAACTTTATTGGATATACAAGCGGGGTTACTGGTGCAAACGTGGAAGCCCAGATCAAGGGCGTTAAATCCTCGGCAAATGCAGCAGGTGAGTTGCAGTTTTATACCTCCGATAGCGGCGGCACTTCACAACAACGCGCCATTATTGATGGCAGTGGGAATTTGGGCATTGGGACGAGTTCGCCTGCACTGAAATTGGATGTAAACGGTTCTGCTAAGTTTGCAGGAAGCTACGTCAGTTTTAACGACAACGGCTACATCCGCACAGACGCTGCAAACATCTTGCGGTTCCAACCCGGCTCAGGCGGTTATCAGTTTCGCAATGCGGGCAACAGCGACAACCTTGCTGTTCTCGACGCTTCCGGCAACCTTGGCTTGGGGGTTACTCCTAGTGCAACGATTTGGTCAGGAGATGAAACTCGGCTTGTTGTTAAGGGCTCAGGAAGTAGTTTTGCTGGAACAATTGCGGTTCAGAGCAAGGGAACAACTAACGCGGTAACTGGATATTTTGTTGCCAACGACATTGTAAATACAGTAGCAGTTGGTGCAAAAACAAACACGCCACTTGTCTTTTACACAAACGACACAGAACGCGCCCGTATAGACGCCAGTGGGAATTTGGGCATTGGGACTACTTCGCCAAGCGCAAAACTAGACGTTACTGGGGCGGCAAACTCACTCCAAGCGCGTTTTGGGTCAATTGCTGGCCGTGGTTTGGAGATTGCAACAGCTAGCGCAAATGGGACAACTGATGCGGGTTCTGTCTTAAACGCTAAAGGCGCAGCCTCTGGAACTCTTATTTTCCAGACAGAGTCAACCGAACGAATGCGCCTAGACTATTATGGCAACTTGGGCATTGGAACCACGGCAAATGCCTCCGCAATCTTAGACGCACAAAGCACCACCAAGGGTGTTCGTATGCCAAATATGACTACAACGCAGAAGAATGCGATTAGTAGCCCAGCAGCAGGCTTGATGGTATTTGATACTACGCTTGCAAAACTTTGTGTTTATTCTGGCTCTGCTTGGCAGACCATCACTTCTATCTAAGGAACTTCCATGACTACATTCAACTGGCAAATCGTACAAATGGAACGCCTGACTTCTGACGGCTTTGTTGTCACCGTGGTTTAAAGATAATGGTACAAAGACTTACCACTGAAGAATTTGTTGCTAAGGCAACTAAAATCCACAACGGTAGGTTTACCTATGCAAAAGCAGTATACGAAACTAAAAAGTCCAAGATTATAGTTACTTGCAAAGAGCATGGTGATTACGTTGTTACTGCAACGGTGCATTTGTTAGGCTTTAAATGTAAGAAGTGTGCCGGACAAGACAAGCGGGGTATTGCATACAGGCCGAAATCGGAAACGTCAATTAAACGTGACGTTGCTTTTAGTAAGCAAGAAATGTTTTATGCTGGCGCTTATTGCAAAGTATGTAAAAACAACAATAGGTATACCAGCAATAATTCATGCGCAACTTGTGCGGTAGGTATACGGCGTGTTACTAATGCCCTTCAAAATTGTGTCAGGGCAAAACGCATCCGTAACGCAAACATTTATTTTAATGACAAAGCCGTGCAAGACCAGATCAGAAGTATTTATTCTTGCACTCGCAAAATGGAAAAAGTATTTGATGCAAAATTGCACGTAGACCACATTGTTCCGATAAAAGGAAAAGGAGTATGTGGGCTGCATGTACCTTGGAATCTTCGTATAACTACTGCTAAATATAACTTATCAAAGAAAATAAACTTTGACGATAGTATCGGCCCACTAACTTGTGGAAACTCAGTGATGGTGCATAACTCTGCACTACCTTGGAACTTAAAAGGAATTTAACATGGCAACAACTTACAATTGGTCTATCGTAAACATGGAACGATTGACTGCTGATAATTTCGTAGTGGTGGTTCACTACAACGTGAGCGCTTCGGAAGACACAAACAACGTAAGCACCTACGGCACCACCAGCTACACTCAAACGCCGGGCGAGACTTACATCCCCTACGCCGACCTGACGCAAGACATCGTGGTGGGCTGGGTACAGGAAGCCTTGGGCAAGGACACCGTGGAAGCCAGCCTGCAAGGCCAGATCGACGCGCAAAAGAACCCCGTGCAGGAATCTGGCCTGCCTTGGACTGCGTAATTTAACGGGATAGATTAATCATGAGCCTGCAAACTATTCTCTCGGTTGCCGAAACTGTCGGCATCAATGACCATAAATTTGCAGGCCAAATGATGTCCCGCAATATGCGGCTTAGTACGTCTGAAATTCTGACAAGCCAACCCTTCATGTTCACCATGAAGCCCAACAATTATTTGTTGTACTCGCAGAACAAAGCCGTGCTTTCCGCATTGCGCGTGGCTGACCGTATCACTGAGCAGTACCTAAATTTTGGCTCTACCGGCTGGGTGAATTACATTGCCTATGGCGGTGGAATGACCAGCGGAGAAATCATTGCCTGCCAAGTTCAGACCAGCACGACCGGCAAAACCATTGTCCTGGGCAACTTCACAACAACCGCAGCGGGAACCTATGTTGTTCGGGCTGGCGACTTCATCCAGATTGACCGTTACGCATACATAGCCACGGCAGACGTTTTGCGGGGGGTTGGCAGCACTGTAGACGTTCCGGTGCATCGTTCTGTACTCACAACGGTTTCGTCGCCTGTAGGGGCTGTAATCGGGCAGTACGGCACGACCACTGCGCTTGGTGGGTCAACTTACACCGGCATCACCTTTTGCGTGAAGGTCAAAGATTACCCGACCTACAACTTGGTGCCAATCACCAATGACAGCTTCATTTCGTGGGATGGCGCATTCTCCGCAATGGAGGTGATTCTGTGAACGTAATCGGGCCAGTTGAAAATACCAACGTCATTCGCTACGCCGATTTCTTTCGGCTTGGAATGCAGGACAACACATACTATTTTGCGACGACACCGGCACCAATATCAGTAAGACTTGACCCGTCATCTAGCACATACACTGACTTTACTCAGCTTGGTCAACTGGTAAAAGTTGGCAGCGTTCAGCGCGACATTAAAAGCACGGCGAATGAAACCACGGTCACGCTTGTTGGCGTGGATACGGCAATGCTTGGCTTGGTGCTTAACTCTAAGATTAAGGGTTCGTCTATTGACCTTTGGCATGGCTTTTTTGACAGCAATAATCAGCTTATTACAGAAGTCCCAATAGTGTGGACAAATAATGTCAGCAGTCAAATCGGGTGGACAAACTCTGCATTTGCCCCTATTGGATGGACTTCATCGGCAGGCACTGGCGTCTACAAATATTTCAGCGGCTACGTCAATTCGTTTTCAATCTCTGAACAATGGATGGAAGAAGCACGGGAATATGTTGGCGTGGTTACGATCAGCGCATCCAGCTTCCAATTGATACTTCAAAATCGCACGGCTGGTCGGTATACAAACAATAATTCATGGCAATCTGTAGCGGCAGGCGATACATCCATGAATCGCGTCAACTACATTTCAACGGTTAACTACGCCTTTGGCAAGACGCCATGATTCGCAAAGCCACACCATTTGATATGCCTGCGCTTGTCAGCATGATGCGTGGCTATGCAAAAGAAATCCCAATGGAGACTTTGAAGGACTCTAGCCTTCACAATCAAGCGCACATTGAATCTTTGATGGCAAGCCTGATGGCTGGACGTGGATTCATCTTGATTGACGATTTACACCGTGGCTTCATTGCCGCCGTAATTAATCAAAACACTTGGTGTCCATCCGTCTACGAATTGAATGAGTTGGCTTGGTGGGTAATGCCAGAACATCGAGGCGGGACGGTTGGTGGCAGGCTTTGGAAAAAATTTGATTTGTTGGCGCAAGACCTGTTGGATAATGGGCGCGTTCAAATCATTTGTACATCATTAAACGTAAATTCCCCCGGCATTAATTACGAAAAACATGGATACCAATTAATGCAAAAAACATATTTTAAGGAATTGCAATGCCAGTAATAACCGCAATTATGGCAACGGCGTCATACGCATTGCTGGCTTGGGCAGCAGTTGGTGTGGTTGGGCAATTTGCAATCACATTGATTGCGTCATCCATCATCAGCAAAGCCTTTGCTCCAAACATTGACAATACAAGCCTAAACGCCATCAATCCCGGCAACCCTCAGCAGCAGCCGCCAGCGTCTGATAACAAATTGCCGGTGGTCTATGGCACGGGATGGGTCGGTGGCATTGTGACTGACCTTAGCATTACTAATGACAATCAAGTGATGTATTACGTATTGGCGCTTTCAGAGTGTACACAAAGCCCTGACACAATTACTTTCGGCGATGTATTCTTTGGCGGCAAGAAGTGTGTATTTTTTACCAACGCAACTGTCACCGCATCTTGCAGCGGAACAACTTTAGTTACATTAGCATCTGATACGAATGTAAAAGTCGGCATGACCGTGCTTTCAAGCACTGGGGTTAGCCTTGGACAAATTACTGCCGATTTAGGCACATCTGTTCCGTCACTTGTAGAAGTGCATTCTTGGACGGTTTCTATTGGCGGGACATATGCATCCCAATCAATGACGTTGACGGATACAACTAGAGTTTCTGGATTGCTGGATGAATCAACTGGATTGACTGACACATCGGTAAATGGATTTTTGAATATCTATCTTTACCCCAACGGTTCCAGTTCAGTCGGGAATACAAGTCAAACGGCAATCTCTGTTATGCAAGACACTAATCTTGTGTATCAATGGGATGCGTCAAAGTTGATGACCAATTGCGCCTTTGCAATCGTCAAGATCACCTACAACCAAAATGCAAATCTAACGGGACTGCAACCGACAAAATTCCAACTGACCAATAGCCGCAATTCGCCCGGCGAATGCTTTTTGGACTATCTGACATCTACGACCTACGGCGCTGCAATTCCTTTGGCTGGCGTTGATACAGCATCATTGGCTGAACTTGATGTTTATTCGGCTGGTGCATTTTCATATACGTTATCTGGTGGTGGCTCTGCAACTCAAGCGCGTTTCCGTTTTGATGGCGTTGTTAACACCAATCAAACCATCATGAACAACTTGCAACTCATGGCCTCTTGCTGTGATTGCCTGCTGCGCTACAACGAAATTACTGGCCTTTGGGGCGTTATTGTTCAACAACCCACGTACACCGTGGCAATGGACTTGTCCGACTCCAATATCATTTCGTCAATCCAAGTAACGCCAATTGACATTTCCAGCAGTTACAACATTGCCGAGGTAAAGTTTGTGGATGGTACAGAGCAAGATTCATTTGTCACTGCAACCTATGATTTGCAGGCTCTCAACCCGTCTTTGCTATATCCCAATGAGCCGATCAACAAGCAATCCATTGCTTTGCCATTGGTGAACAACTCAGTTCGCGCTCAATACCTTGCCAATCGCTTTTTGGAAGGCGCCCGTGAAGATTTGCAGATTAAGTGCAAAGTCAACTACGTTGGACTCCAGCTTGAGGCTGGCGACATTGTGACGTTGACCAATGCCAATTACTACTGGGTTGCAAAGTTATTCCGAATTGGTCAGGTGATTGAAGAATTCAACGATGATGGCACTATTACCACTGGCTTGTCCTTGATGGAATTTAACCCGGCGGTCTATGACGACATAAGCGTAACTGAATTTACGCCAGCGCCAAACACCGGCATCGGCAATCCTTTGAACTTTGGCACCTTGACCGCCCCAGTGGTAGCCAGTTCGTCGCCAAACGCAGCCACACCGTCAATTAGCCTGTCTGTAACGGCTTCTAGTGAAGGCATCGTTCAATATGCTGAGGTCTGGTACAGCGCATTTGCCAATCCCGGCGCAACTCAGCGCATCTTCGCGGGCACCACGGCTATCAATGCCAATGGGAATCCGTACACGCCAAGCGCCAGCATGGGCACAGTGACCTTGACCAATATCGCCCAAGGCGACTGGTATTTCTTCGTCCAGATGGTGAATAGCCTAGGCAAGAGCAATTTCTCGGCAGCATCAACACTGCTGCAATGGCGTCCCACTACCTTTCAATATGTTGAACGATATTTGAATGTGCGCTACGCCAGCAGCATTACCGGCACAGGCTTCAACAGCAGCCCGCGCGGGCTGACTTACTACGGCTTACAGAACACTCCAACTACCACTGGAAGCACCAACCCATCTGACTACACATGGTATCTTGCTCCAGTGGCTTTTGGAACGGTTGACCCATTAAATTACTTGCTGTTCACAAATAGAAGTAATCGCAAATTTAGTTTTGGCGTTGGTGCTGCGGCACAAGTAAGCGACACAGCAGCATTTGTTCCAACTTTATCCTCCACCTATGATCAAACAACTTGGGCTGGTTTGCAAGACGGCATTAATTCAATTGATTTGGATGCAAGGACTGGACAATTAATTACCGTTGGGAAGCCATCCACCGGCGCCGGTGATGGACTTTTAAACTTCAGAAATGACCCTGATGGAAACGTAGTGATCAAACTTGAAAAGTTTTTGAACTTTGGTGGTGATGCTTACAAGACGGCTTCCGTATCCACATTGACAATTGATGAGTATGGTCGGGTGGTCGGATTCACTTCGCCTGATGCCTTCTATTACACCGAAACAGTTGTCACAGCTTCAGCGGGTCAAATTCTTTTTACCATCAGCCACGTTGTTGGCAACCTGCTCGTGTTCCGCTCGGGGGTTTTACTTGACACTACGGAGTACAGCGAGTCTGCATTTACTGTGACTATGAACAACGCATGCGCTGCTGGTGAAATCATAATTTTTATCAATACCCGCGCCGTCAGCACTTCTGATTACTATGAGCCGAACAACATCACAATTGCATCCAGCACAACAAACACCGTAACCTACAGCAACAATCCATTTCAAATTATTGAAGTCGGAAACTTGCTTTGCTTCTCCAATAGCGGGACGCCTACAACCTACACAGTGCAGTCAATTAACACTACTACCAAAGTCATCACTTTCACCACAGCAATTTCTGGAGCAACGGCGGGCTTAACCATTTACCGATTCCGCGCGGCTGGTTCAACCTATCGTCCATTTAGCCGTTACACGCAAAGCGTTTATTATTCATCCAGCTACACGCCACCGACTTGGGCCGTGCAAAACGGATATGAGGAAATTTTTGTCAATGGCACTCAGTTTAATGAAATTGACTACGACATTACTGGTGGAGCAATCACCGGATTTCCTGCTGTTGTGACTGGAAATTTAACAGTGATTCAATGGAATCAAAACAACCTTGGTGTGCCTTGCTCAAACATCTTGACCACAGTAACTTACTCTGTTGGAGGTGCTTTGGCTTATACTTACGCAAGCAATCCATTGTCAATGGAAGTTTTTGCAAATGGCGCTTTGCTTGCCAAAGGTTCTGGTTACGATTACACCGCAACATCCACTAATTGGATTTTGTCGGCAGCATTTCCAAATAGTTTTACCTTATTGAATCAACAAACTTTTGCCCGTGATGGAGCTGCATAAATGACACAAGCCTACAACCTATCTCAACTTGCCAACAACTTAAATACGGCGGGGCAACTTGATGCCACTGACGGTTTAGTTGGGGCGGTTCCACCGGCAAATGGCGGCACAGGGCAATCAGTTTATGCGGTCGGTGATGTGCTGTACGCAAGTGGCACAACAGCCCTTGCCAAACTTCCTGATGTAGCCACCGGCAATGTTCTTATCTCTGGCGGTATTGGAGCAGCGCCAAGCTATGGCAAGGTTGGTTTGACGACTCATATCAGCGGCACCTTACCCGTAGCAAATGGCGGTACAGGAGCAACAACATTGACGGCAAACAATGTCTTGCTTGGCAATGGAACATCCGCACTTCTAGCCGTAGCACCCGGAACTACTGGCAATCTCTTGACATCAAATGGCACCACTTGGACAAGCGCAACACTTGCAAGTCAATTTGTTACAAGCCTATCCACAAATGGTTATGTAAAACTTCCGGGCGGGATAATTATTCAATGGGGCCAATACAGTTTGACTGCATCTGGGACTTATGTGAATTTCCCAATTGCATTTCCAACGGCCTGCGCAAGTTTTGTTGCAATGTCAAATGCTTCAGGAACACCATCACTTAACAATGTTCTTGCTTCTCAATTTACATCAACTCAATTTGCCTTGTGGGCTACTGCTAGTGGAAATACATCTTGGATTGCAGTTGGATACTAAATCATGGATTACCAAGTTCTTTTCAATGGCGCGGTGGTTCTCGCGTCCTTCTTTGGCGGCTGGACACTGAACAGTATTACCAAGTCAATTGAAAGACTTGATAGCGATGTTCGGGCTATGCCGGTGAACTACGTGGCCCGGATTGATTACCGCGAGGACATCCGCGAGTTGAAGGACATCATGAACAAGGTCTTTGACCGGCTTGAGAACAAGGTAGACAAATGATTGTTGAGACAATGGCTGTCATTGCTACCGCACGGGCAACCATTGCCGGTGTGAAGCAGGCCATTGCACTGGGGAAAGATGCCTCCGAACTGTTCCATCAGTTCTTTGATGCCAAAGACGCATTGATGAAGGTAAAGGCCAACCCGCCCAAGCGCCCATTCCAATCTGCCAACGCAGAGGCCATGCAAATCATTCAGCTTGCAGAGGAAATGCAGCAGGTTGAAGAACAGATCAAAATTTCTTTTATGCGGCGCGGCAAGACCAATCTCTGGATGGATTTCTTGCGTGAACGAAACAACATTGTCGCCAGGAACAAGGCAGAGGAAATCGAAATGGAAAACTCCAAAGCCAAGCGCAAAAAGGAAATTGAGGAAGCCATCGAGATGGTGTTGCTCATGATCGCTGCCGCCGGTCTGGTGACCTTGGTAGCCTGGGGAACAGTGGAATACGTAAACTTTATGCGGAGATGATACAATAGCGCCAACTCATATATGGAGCTATTATGAACTTTAAAGATTTGACAGGTAAAGCATATGGTGATTTGGTGGTGCAACGCCGCGTAGAAAATCAAGGTAAGCGAGTAGCATGGGAGTGCCAATGCGTGTGTGGAATAATGACTACAACAACAAGCGACCGATTAGTTGCTGGAAAAACAAAATCCTGCGGTTGTCTACGTTTAAAAACCGGTGCGGAAAACGCTAAAAAATACGGGTTTAAAGCTAAGCACGGTATGACAAAAACCTTGGCATTTCGCAGATGGGCAGCCATAATTGAAAGATGTTCTGATTCGTACCGCAACTCTGCTAGGTACTACGATCGCGGTATAAGAGTTTGTGAAGAATGGTTGGTGTTTGAGAACTTTTACGCTGATATGGGTGAGCCTAAACCGGGCATGTCCATAGATCGCATTAACAACAACCTTGGATATAACAAAGAAAATTGCAGATGGGCAACAGCTAAAACTCAAGCAAACAACAGGGAGCGCACTAGATTTTTAAATGTTTCTGGAAAAAAAGTTGCTCTTATGGATTGGGCAGACTCTTTTGGTATAAATAAAAATCAAGCACAATATTTCTTTTCTACATTGATTGCGATTAAAAACAATTGCGCAGATGTGGCTTTATGGAGTGACTAATGGACACGTTAACATCGCTACTTAAAACGGTTTTTCCAGCTTTGGCAGGTATTGTCAGCGGCCCTCTCGGCGGTCTTGCTATTACCGCTATTGCTGACAAGTTTGGCGTGGCTGATGACGTTGAAGCCGTGGCAAAAGCCATCGCGGGTGACCCAGAAGCGGCGACCAAATTGGCTGAACTAGACCTGCGGCAGTTTGAGTTGGAGAACGCCGACCGTGACAGCGCCCGTCATATGCAAGAGACTGCGTTGAATCAGGACGACAAGTACGCCAAGCATTTCATCTACAACTTCGCTTGGTTCTGGTCTGTCGGCTCAATGGCCTATTTCTTCGCCATCACTTTTGGTCAGGTGCCATCAAGCGGCAAAGATTTTGGCAATATCATTTTGGGCTTTCTGCTTGGTACAGCGGTGGCCACCATTATCAGCTTTTTCTACGGCTCCAGCAAATCTAGCAAAGACAAAACCGATGCCTTGAAAGGTGGCTTGAAATGACCCCGCACTTCACTTTGGCTGAACTGACCGCCACTCAGCACCGGCAATTTGACAACACGCCCAATGATGAGGAAAAAGCCAATCTGCTGCGACTGGCTGAGTTCTTGGAACGTGTCAAGTCTGCTCTTGATATGCGTCCCATCATGATAAACAGCGCGTTTCGGTCTAAAGCCGTCAATGATGCCGTAGGCTCTAAAGACACTAGCCAGCATCGCTTGGGTTGTGCGGCAGATTTTAAAGTGCCGGGAATGACCCCAGATGAGGTTGTGCGCGTCTTGGTGGCCTCTGGGCTACCCTACGACCAGATCATCCGAGAATTTGATTCTTGGACACATATCAGTATCCCCAACCATGCCAATCATCCACCACGCCGTCAGGCTTTGATAATTGACAAGGCTGGGACACGTCACTTTTGATCGTCCATCTGGCGCTGTTCCTCCTGCATCTCGCGCTTGAGGTAGATCACGGCGTCCAGCAATTCCTCGTACAGGTGCTGCCGCCATTGCGCCTTGGTCAGCGGGTTTTCAGATACGGTGGTGCCGTACTTCATAATCCCCATTTGCTGGCGCATTGAAATGTCTTTGCAGACTGCAAGTTCGGTTCCTGTTGCCATCATTTTTTCCTTTCTGGACGGGGACAATCTTCTGGTGGCACGACGACACACCATACACCGGCAAACTGACCGCGCTTGTAAATCCAACGGTCAATATAGGTGTCTGGCATAGAGTTCAAAGAACGCAAAACACTTCCTGAATTTTTGTTTATGGTCTTAGACAATTCGGATATTGTCATGCCATCTGAATGCAAGAGTAGCGTTTCGCGCAGCGGGGTTTGGTTTGACTTTCTCATTTCTTGTCTTCTTTCTGTTGATTGCGTTTGGGCAACGGTAGCCAGCCGATGCACCAGTGGTGATTCCAAATTCCCGTGGTGCAAATGCCGCCCGTGGTGAGCAGCAATAACTTGGTGTTTTCGGGTGCTTTGGGGTCGCCAGCGTGGGGGTAAAAGAATTCCTGCCCCCCGGCTAGGTAGCGTTGCTCGGTCATGCTTCTCCTTTTGCTCGGATTGCTTTGCGTACAGCGGCTGCACCTTCATGCCAGCCTTTATCAAAACAATATGTTTGCTCTGACCATAATGCGCCTGTTCCAACTGATGGCAATGTTCTTGGTTTGCCAGCGCGTGTTTTACTGCACTTTTCACGCTCGTCGGCACGGATGAGGTCGGCGAACTCTTGCAACTCTTTTGAATATGCGTAGTTGTATTTACGCATTAACTCAGATTTCACAGCAAGCTCTTTGTCTCGTTCATTCATTGGTGCCCCCCTTCTGGTGGCGTGCAGGTGTGTATCACAGTCAAGTCAGCCGTGCGCTTACCGCAGCGGGAGCAAAAGTTGCGGGGTTCCTGCGGCTGTGGAGTGGTGTAGAGGGCGCGTATCTCCCAGCCTTGTGCTTTGTCGCGCCACTGCTTGGCATCATGTTCTTCGGAATTTTCCCATGCACCTTCTGTCCACAGGTGGTGACGCTTTTGCCATTGCGCCACCGGCTCCTGCGCTGGCTGTGCTGCGGGTGTTTCAACAAGTTCTTGGCCTTGCCACACTGCGCCACAAACACAAACAAGCTCTTGCACAGGTGCTGGCTGTGCTGCGGGTGGGGTGGTGTAGTAAGGTGTTTCTATCCAAAGTCCTGTGCCGCTTTCTGCCCAATTAGTCCTGCGTTGCAATACAACTGTAGAGTTATCTTCGGTGCATTGATACAGCCACGCCACCGGCTCCTGCGCTGGCTGTGCCAAGGCTTCTTTGATGGCGGTGATTGCGTTACTTATGCGTACACCATACTTTTTGTAGACGGGTATGCCTTCCAGTTCGTGTAGCGCCTGCTCCAGCTTCTTGCGTTCAATCGTAATCATCAGAACCCCCGCCGTTTAATGTGTGAGTGGTCAGAGCCGGGGCGCTGGTAGGCGCTGTGGTCTGGCTTGTAGACTGGCTGCTCCCACAGGCTCATCGTGGGTGGCGGCACGGCATCGGGGTGTTTAATTGATGGCACAAAGCCAGTGCGGTATTTGACCTGCTCTTTGTCGCCTGTGCGGTTGTTAAAGGATGTCAGCGTTGATTGTGGGTTTACACGCAGCGCCTTTTTCATCAGGTTGGGATTGCCTCGGTCAAGTTTCAAAATGGTGCCTCTTGGTGGTTGTCAGGGTTAAATTTGATTGGTGGTGCTTTTGCTGGCACCGGCGTGGGGAATGGTGGGAAAGGCCAGGTCATGTGCGGTACCACATGTAGCCAAACACAAAGCACAGGCTGGCAACAAGTCCGATGACGAACGCCAAGGTGACGAACCCCTCCATCACGTCCCAGAACAAGCTGCGATTTTGCAGGCAAGTGCAATTGCGACCTTGATTACAGTTTCCAGTGCATCCGTTCATGATTGCTCCTTAGCGAAACCAAAGGTAAAAGCCATGCAAGATTCCAATTGGAAACAGCAATGCGCCAGCAATCAAGAAGCCCCAAAGACCTTGGGCAAAACAAGTAAACACATGGGTTAACCATGCAACAAAACAAAGGATACCGATAAATTGAGCCATAAATTCTTTCTAAATGGTGGGAAACAATGCTGATTCACATAAAGCAGTGTCTATTAAAGTTCACTAACGGCGCTAACCCGCTGTTCAACATTGTTTCCCGTAAAGGTGGGGGAATTTGCCTCATTAAGCCTGCATGGTGACACAGAGCATGCAAATCATGGAGTACGCATCCCCCCGAAAATCAAAACGGGACTGAATCCATATCGTCGTTGCGGCGAGACTTTGGCGCATCTTCCTGGCGCGGGTCATTGATGTAAGCCCAACCATTCCAGCCGCCATCAATCAAAGGCAATTGGTCAAGTTTCAGCATATCGCCGTTTTTTGTTTCAATGATGCTGCCAATGCGCTGATAACGGTTTTTTTGTGCGCCCTCTTTGTTTTTGTACTGACCGGCAATGATGGTGATTTCCTTGAGAACTCTAGACATATGAACCTTAAAAAGTGTGTTGATTTGCAATTTCCCGAACCATGAGTTCATAGTAGAGTCGGGCGGCTTCTACTTTGATTTTGATCTTTTCCTCCAAGACCAAATCCCTTTCGTATGGAACCAGCGTCAGGCGTAGTTCGCGGTTGATGTGGTCAACTTTGTGCAGTGATGGTGCTTCCCAGCCGATAAGGTCATCTGGCGTGGAAACAAGGCAATAAGCGATTTCAGCGTAAGGCTTGTCCCACAGCATCATGTAAGCCCGCAATTGCCATTCGTAGCCTTTATCTTCGCCCTGGTCGGCAGTGACTGGAAAAGTTGTCAGACACCAGCTTGATTTGATGTCAATAATCTTGTGGGTTGCCACAATGTCAGCCTCACCCGTAATCCATGCGTTTACACGACGTTCCGTGTTTTTGGCGTAGCTGGTCAGTTTTACGGCGTTGTACAAATTAATGGACTCATCCTCAACTCGGATGCCTTTGTCCATGTACTTGTTGCTGATGCGCTCATCGTATCCGTAAACCATTTCTTTTGCCAACTTGGTGACATAGGTTTTGGCTCCAACGCTAAGTTCGTCTTTACCCTTGCCGTCAGTCATGATGGCAGACAAGGCACTTGCTCTAAACAGAATGGTCATAGTGTGGCTTTCTTTGCGTCTTTGGCTGCAATGATGTGGTCTTTGGCTTCCTGATTGTTGCCGACCGCTTTGATGGCTTCAAAGTAGGCGTTTTTTAGTTCGGCTTCGTTTTTGCAGTCTGCAATATCTGCCAGCAATGCTTTCAAAGTTGCGTCCGTCAATTTAGGCGGTTTGCTTCCTGCGTTGCCATCGTCATCTTCAGGAGCAATTCCGCAAGCTGCCATCAGGCTGTACCGCCTGGCGTAAGTGAGGGCACTTCCATAGCCTTGCGGGTCGTGCTTGGCGGCTGGTACATGAAGTTTGCCGGTATCAATGATTTCACCAGACTCATGGATAAACGTAGTGGACACAATCACGCCATCATTGCATTCATGCAGCACCTGCACCAATGCGATTCCGTTGGCGTTTAAGGCGTCAATTACGGCCTCTACGCAAGCGGCAAGGTCTGCATAGCGTGATTTGAAATGCGGATTTGTAGACGTTTTAAGGGCTGGCCCGAAAGCCTTTTGCGCTTTAACAAATGCTGTTGCAATTTCTTTCATTTCATTCTTTCACGAATACGCCGTTAGGCAAAAGGGTTCCCTTGCGGTTTTTGATTTCGTCGTATGCAACGTCCATACAGGTTACCAAGTCAATGTCTTGCAAAGCGCAGTAGTTGATTAGGCAAACCATCACATCACCTACGCCATCAATGATGCCCAAACGATCTTGCTTGATGGTCGCATCAGCCAGTTCACCAAGTTCACTCATTGCCTTTAACAATTGCGTTGCTGGCGTAGAGTTAGGGATGATCTTGCGGGCTTCTGCCCATTGCACGATCTTCATTTCTAGTTGTGCGTAAGTACTCATTTCAAAATTCTCCAAGTGGATTTAATAGATTGGATAACCGTCCAACCTTTGTTACGAAACATCAAGTAAAGGCGAATGGCGCTCATAAAGGCCACCCGTACACCAAGACAGCGGCAAGGCTAACGCCAATGGCTACGGCAAGTGAAATGTCTGCAAGTTTTTTTTTCATGATTCGTCTTTCATGTTGCGGATAAAGATTGCGAAAGATGCTAGTGTGTCTTTGGGGAAGGCTTGCATTGCTTCAATGGCTTGAGCGACTTCTTCAATCGCTGCGTTGTAGCCCATTTGCCACATATCAGTATGGTCACGTTGCTCGCGCTTGAAGTTAAAGCCGGTCATGCTGTCACCTTAAATTCTGCATCTAGTGATGCCATTACACGCTCAAGAACCACACGACCTGTAATGCAATCCATTTTTCGGTCAAATTGTGATTTAGTTAAATGCACTTCTTGCACAAGTTGGTAAAGCGTAAGAAATGCGGCTTGAATGGCAATCAGGTCAGCAAGTTTGATGGTAGTGTTGTTCATTTTTATTTCCTTAAACGGGCAACAAAGTTTTTACGCCATCAAGCAGACACATTGCATATTTTTTGGTGCCAATGGTTTTGTACGCAATGACTTGATAAGTCAGTTGTTTGCCGGTGACTGATGTGCGTGTAATTGTGCTCATGATTTACCCCTGAATTGCAATTTTTGCCAATGTCAAGCATTCAGCACGGGTAAAGTGCGATTGCCGCACAAAGTGATAATTGGCAAGCCATTGCGCTGTCGTGGGTGGCAGGGCATCTAATGTGTCTTGCATTTGATTCAACATTTTAATTTCAGTCATTTTGATTTCCTTAAAAAGACCTGTTAGGGATAGGGGCCGTAGCCTTGTTTTATGCTTTTACTTGATTTTTAGCCATGTTCAACACAATTTGCCGAACATAAAAACCAGTAGTTTTTACCCATTTTGAGCATTTGTTTCCCTTGTCGTGGTTGCGAATTTGAACACGCACTTCAATTTCTCCCGTTTCAATATTTACAGCGTAAGTGCGCCCGTTGTAGATGACATAAACATCGTTCATGCTGCCTCCAATGATCGAAACAGTTGTGCTTTAGTAGGTGCGCAGTCAGTAATTAACAATGTCAATTGATTTTTTGACCACCACAATCCATTGCTGCAATAGACACAATACAAAACACCGTTGACAGTCACTTCATATCGACCGTTTGCTATACGTTTGCTTTTTAATTTCATTTTTTTACTCCTAAAAAGACCCTGCGGGATTGCTTGGGCTTGGACGCATCTTATCACGCCTGTGATGCCTAACAAGGTCTTTCTAAACTTTTTTTCACTTTTTTTCTAGGTAGTTTCCCTAATGGCTGCCACCACAGTTGTGATATAGTGCGCGGCATGGACATCTTAGAAATCGCACTTGAAGCTGCTGGCGGCGTTGGTCGCCTGGCGTACATCCTAGACCTGAAACAGAACGTCATCAGCAACTGGCGCTTGCGTGGCTCTGTGCCCAAGGGCTGGGAAACGGTGATGCGGATAAAGTTTGCAAAACAGATTGCCAACGCGGAGAAAACAGCGTAAGATTTTGGGCACGGCTACCTTTAGCGGGGGAAAAGACGATTCATCACCGTCCTGCCGATGTTCTTTTTAGTGATGATGACCAATGATGTGAGGTTAGCGATGAACTATTTTCAGTTCCATATAGGCGACTACAAGTCTGCCACTTCCCACCTATCCAATGAAGAAGATTTGGCTTATCGCCGTCTTCTGGATATGTATTACGACACCGAAAGCCCAATCCCATTGGAAACCCAGTGGGTTGCCAGACGCATCCGAGTGGATAACGATGTGGTTTTGTTGGTTCTTAAAGATATGTTTATTCATACGCAAGAAGGGTGGCGACACGCAAGATGTGACCAAGTGATCGCCGACTATCACGCAATGGCTGAGAAAAATAGAGCCAATGGCCGTCTTGGTGGGCGTAAAAAGAACCCAATGGGTTCCCAATTGGCTACCGACTCGCAACCCAACGCTAAGGCAACCATAAACCAAGAACCAAAAACCAGTGTAGTTAAAGCCTCACGGCTTCCAACAGATTTTGAAATGCCGGTTGACTGGAAACAATGGGCAAAGTCAGAAAGACCAGACCTTGATGTTGAAATGGAATCTGAATCTTTCAAAGACTATTGGTCATCAAAAGGCGGCAAGGAAGCCTGTAAAACAGATTGGTACGCTACTTGGAGAAATTGGGTAAGACGAGCCAATGCACCTAAATCTGGTCAGAAAACTGTAAGCAACATCATGGCGGGGGTACGATGAAAAACCAAACCGAAAAAACACCAGTTCCTTTGTCAGAAATGACTTTGCGTGACTTCTTTGCCGTTTTTGCGATGCAAGCCATCATTTCAAAATTCCCGTTGGTAGAAACTGATGGGATTGATAGAACAAATGAACAAATGATTGTGCGTGGCGCTTACGACTATGCAGATGAAATGATGGAGGAGCGCAAATGAAAGGCCACGAAGGCATCATCAAGATGCGCCAGCAAGGTCTAGCACCTGTCATGATTAACCTGGACGACTTCAGATTCCCCAGTCCGTTAACGGATTGGGAAAACTACGGCGCACAGCCAACCGTATGTGTACACAAGGAGCCAATAGAACGCCTCGATTTGCGCTTTCTTGTTGGGATGAAGGTCAGCGTAACCAGTGCCACAGAAGATCGCGCAAAACGCCTGTTTGACGCCTGCAAGCTGGCAGGAGCAAAGTTTGTAGCCGCAAGCCATACGGAGATGATTGGTGAACGGGCAAAGACAGGATGGGTGGAGATATGGCATGGTTAATCAGCAACCGCTTAATGAACTCGCTTTGTTCGCAGGAGCAGGAGGTGGCATCCTTGGTGGACACTTGCTTGGATGGCGAACAGTCTGCGCCGTTGAATGGGAACCCTATCCAGCAAGCGTACTGTGCGCCCGACAAAATGACGGCTTTCTCCCGCCTTTTCCCGTTTGGGATGACGTACAAACCTTTGACGGAAAACCGTGGCGAGGAATTGTTGACGTTGTATCTGGCGGGTTTCCTTGTCAAGACATCAGCGCAGCAGGAAAAGGAATTGGAATTGATGGGGAACGCAGCGGGATGTGGAAAGAAATGGCGCGCATCATTCACGAAGTACGACCTAGATTCGCGTTTGTGGAAAACTCACCAATGCTCACTTCTCGGGGACTTGGACGAGTTCTCGGAGACTTGGCCTCAATGGGGTTTGATGCGAGATGGGGAGTGCTGGGAGCAGCAGACGTTGGAGCAAACCATCAGAGGGACAGAATCTGGATTGTTGCAACAAACATGGCCAACACCCAGAAGTTGTTCGGCAATGGCAGCAACAATAACGCCGGAAGCAGCATGGAACGAAAAGCGCAATCCGAACTTGGAAACCATTGTGGGACAAAGAATGTGGCCAACTCCAACTGCTCACAATGCGAAGGAAACAAACGCACCAAGCGAAGCATTGCGAAATACGCCGACTTTAGCGGCACAAGCTGGTGGAACTTTGAACCCAACGTGGGTAGAGTGGTTGATGGGGTGGCCGCTAGGGTGGACAGACTTAAAGCCATTGGAAATGGACAAGTTCCATTGTGTGCAGCAACAGCATGGCGAATCCTTGGAGGCGAATAATGGCTAACTTTATTGACGACAGCATAGACTTTTCGCAATACCTACGCGAAACTGACAATAAGCAAAAGGTACGCCCCGCTTCTGATTACCTGCCAGCCATCAAGGAACGGATGCGAACGATGGCATCTGAACGCAAGTTGTATATGCCTTGGGTCAAATCCTACGACTCTTTTTACTTTCGAGAAGGCGAAATGACGGTGTGGGCTGGTCAGAACGGTCACGGCAAGAGCCAAATTACCGCACAGATCGCAATGCACCTGATGCACCAGGGTGAAAAGGCTTGCATGGCATCTTTTGAAATGAAGCCAGTGGAGACAATCCGATTGATGAGCCGAATGTTTATCGGAACCAACCCTTACACGCCAGAGTATCAGAACGACCAAGGCTTTGAAGCACTGGATGAAATGTTTGATGGCTTTGGCGCCTGGAGCAATAACCGGCTTTGGATTTACGACCAAATGGGTGTGACAAACCCTGAAACCGTGATTGGCATGGCTAGGTACTGCGCCAAGGAATTGGGCATCAAGCAGATTTTCATTGACTCGCTGATGAAGGTGGTTGGCGATGAGGATGATATGAACGGTCAAAAGCGGCTGGTCGGTGAACTTTTTGCCATTGCCAAAGACTTGCGGGTTCACATTCACTTGCTGCACCATCTGCGAAAGCCATCTAATGAAGCCGAAATCCCTGATAAGCACTCAATCAAAGGCAGTGGTTCAATCACCGACCAAGTGGACAACGTGATGCTGGTCTGGCGTAATAAGCCCAAAGAAGATGACCGGCGTAACGCTGGACAATTTGGTAAGAAGCAAGACGAACCCGATTCCATCCTGTTCTGCCGTAAGCAAAGGCACTACGAAGGCAGCGGGGACGGTGAGCCAGCCATTGGGCTATGGCTGCATAAAGATTCGGGTCAGTTCGTGGAAAATTCTGGCGTAACACCTTTTAGCTATGAGTAACAAAAAATGAATAAATCTATTGAAATCAGAGCATTAGAAACACTTGTAAATCAATTGGATGAAACAATTGTTGCACTTAATAAAGAAGTTTTAATAAAAATTGAAGATGCTTTTACAGAGCGCAATCGAACTAACAAATTAATTGCTGTACTGCAAACGGCAATGCCTAAAGATGCAAGGGCAATTGTGTGTCGTGCTGTAAAGCAATTAAAGTTAGACGGTGACTCTGAATGCGACCTATTGCAATATTACGATGCAATCTATGAGGAATAATATGCTTAAACAAATAAAACCAGTTTTTCCAGAGCCGCCTTATTACGTTTGTACTAAGTGCAATTGGGCTTGGCGATCATTGCAAGAAGCTAATCAACATACCTGTGGTCAAGATAAACCATTAGAACCAGCATTTCGCAGTTATACCAAATGAAACTTGTTGCAATACCTATGAAATTGACAGAAGCAATTGAATTTGTCAGGAATTTTCATAGACACAATAAACCACCGGCTGGTGGACTATTTGCTGTTGGTGTTTCTGATGGCCAGCAATGTAAAGGTGTTGCAATTGTCTCAAGACCGGTGGCTAGATTTTTAGATGATGGGCTTACTGTTGAGGTTATTCGCTGTTGCGTTGTTGATGATGCGCCAAAAGGGGCTTGTTCTTTTTTGTATGCTAGATGCTGGAATGCAGCCAAGGAATTGGGTTGGCAAAAAATGATTACCTACACATTGCAATCAGAATCGGGTTCATCTTTAAAAGGCGCTGGATGGAAAGTTGTTGCTGAATTAAAGGGTTCAACAGGAAAAGGATGGACAAATCGCGTTGGCAGAGAATGGCAAGAAGTTACAGGTCAATCAAAATTTAGGTGGGAAGCATGAGTGACCGCGCCCAACTTGAAAAAGCGGAGGCAAGAATCCTTGTCCCGTCTTACTTTGCCACCGTTGCCTTACTGGGCAAACCTAAAGCAAACGCTTGGCTGACAAAGCAGATTGCATTACTTGAAAAGCACTATGGCAAAGAGTTTGATGCTCGATGCCGTGGCTATATGCGAGAAATAACGGAGACTGAACTTTGTCACAATTGAGAATGTACCGCCCAGATGGGCGAATGGAACGAAAAGAATACTTGTCTAGGGCGCGGGAATTTTGTGCAAGAGGCATTGAACTTCCCCAAACCAAAATATTGAATGAGGAAAAAGACAAGATAAAAAGCGCAATCAAGCAAAGAAACGCGCTACGGCAGTACATCAAAGACAATTTATCCAATAAGGCTTTGGCTAATTCCTTTGGCGTAAAGGTCAGAACCATAGAAAAGGCGATTGCAAATTTATGAGATACGCAGCAAAAATTGATTCAAATCAAAATGAAGTGGTTGATGCTTTGCGGAAAGCTGGCGCATCTGTTCAATCATTGGCGGCGCTTGGCAAAGGCGTTCCTGACCTTTTGGTGTCAATTAGAGGGGTAAACCTATTGATGGAAATAAAAGACGGCAGCAAGCCTAAATCAGCCCAAAAGCTAACGGAAGACCAATTGAAATGGCATGGTGCATGGCAAGGCCCAGTCTGCATCGTGGATAGCCCTGAAGCCGCATTAAGAATGATTGGGGTTGTAAATGAAACTGTCAATTGAATGCGTAAACCCCGTCCAAGCGCATACGGCAATGACCAAAAGCATTTGGCCTCAATTGAAAAGCGCGTTGATGGCTGGACATAGGATGGTACTTGAGGTTAAGCCGTCCACCCGTAGCCTAGAACAGAATGCAAGGCTTTGGGCTATGTTGAGTGACATCAGCAGTCAGGTTGAATGGTATGGGCGCAAGCTAACGCCCTATGATTGGAAGCATATGTTCACAGCCTCGCTAAAAAAACAGGACGTTGTGCCAGGCATTGATGGCGGTTTTGTCGTCCTTGGCGCGTCAACTAGCAAAATGACCAAAGCCGAAATGTGTGATTTACAGACCTTAATTGAAGCATTCGGGGCAGAAAAAGGCGTGAGGTTTACAGCATGACTTACCAACAAAAAGTGCAAATCGGTGAAGCAACGCTATATCTTGGCGATTGCATGGACATTCTGCCAACGCTGGAAAAAGTAGATGCGGTGATTACTGACCCGCCGTATGGGATTGGCGCAAATAAAATGACACTTGGAAATGGAAAACGAAAAATTGACAGGGGTTCAATGGATTGGGACGCATTGCCGCCATCCGATGAATTAATGTCGTTAATTTTTGGACTTGCAGATAAGCAAATTCATTGGGGGGGAAATTACTTTAATGTTCCTCCAAGTCGTTGTTGGTTGGTTTGGGATAAATGTACAGGAGCAAACAGTTTTGCAGATTGCGAACTTGCTTGGACAAATTTGGATAGTGTTGTTAAAAAATTAACTTTGCCTTGGCTTGGTTCAAATGCAAAGGATGAATCGGGGGAACGTGTTCATCCAACACAAAAACCATTAAATCTTATGAGATGGTGCATTGATGTTGCAAAAAATCCCAATACCATACTAGACCCCTTTATGGGCAGCGGAACCACTGGAGTGGCAGCAATTCAGATGGGACGCAAATTTATTGGCATTGAACGTGAACCCAAATACTTTGAAATTGCCTGCAAACGCATAGAGCAAGCCGTAGCTCAAGGCCAGTTGTTTGCACCTGAACCAATGAAGCAAGTGCAGGAATCATTCTTATGATGTTCCCTAAAACCAAATACGTGCGTGACAAAAAGCGCCTTGAAGCCTGCCGCAGCCTACCCTGCCAGCATTGCGGAGCAGAGGATGGGACGGTGGTAGCCGCACACTCAAATGAGGGAATTCACGGCAAAGGACGGGGAATCAAGGCTAGTGATGAGTTTGTTGCCGCCTTATGCTTTACCTGCCACGCCAACCTGGACCAAGGCAGCATGAGTAAGCAGGAGCGCACAGAAATGTGGCACAACGCCCATATAAAGACCATAGCACTACTAAATGCCAACCTACCCACATAACACCAAATGCTCAGAGTTGGGATGCCATGAGCCAAGAAGCCGTCTTAATTCCTTTTGCATGAAGCATGGGGGTAAGGACAACATGGCTATGCGGGAAACAGACAGCATCTACCAAACGCCAGCATGGAAGACGGTTAGACGTAGGCAGTTATCTATCCAGCCTTTATGCCAAGCCTGCTTGAGTAGGGGAAAGGTAGAGATAGCCCAACACGTTGACCATTTGTTTGCATGGAAGCACGTTGGCAAACACGCCTTCTTGCGTAACATCTTTCAATCCTTGTGTCACGCTGACCATAGCCACAAGACAGGCATGGAGAAACAAGGCAGGTACATCCACTACACAGCGGATGGCGAGAAGGAATACAGCATCAATGATTACGCCTATGTGGTGCTGAATGTATAAAGGGTGCCAACATCAACCAAAAGGTGCGTCTGTTGTTTATTGGATACATAAGCCAGAACACACAGATATAACCAAAGAAGGATATGTTGGTATAACTAGCAATAAAGCTCAAGATAGGTGGGCAGATCACAAAAGCGCATCACGCAGTAGTACAAAAGACAATTGCAAAATAATAAACAATGCCATACGCAAACACAAAGATTTGATTTATGAGATTGTTTTAGTAGCTGACACCCGTGAATATTGTGAACGCATAGAAGGATTGTTAAGACCAACGAATCGCATTGGATGGAATATTGCAATAGGTGGAATGTCTGTTGATACGATGATGGGAGGCATAGCCACTCGCAATAGATGGATTCAGTATTGGATTGACAATCCGACAGAAGCGACAGAGCGATGGTGGGAATCAGAACAATTAATGCTTAAAAAACAAGCAATAACACAACGTAAAGAAAGAAAACCATTGCCGTGGTGTAAGCCAAGGAAAAGTCAATCAAACAATACATCCGGAAATAGAGGCGTTACTTGGTTTCAAAAATTAAACAAATGGCGAGCGCAGATAGGTGTTACACCTTATGTAATAACCATTGGCTACTATGAAGATAAAGAAGATGCAAAACAACAGCATCAAGAGGCTCAAGATATAAAAATTTTGTGGAAAAAAAATTTAATTCTGAAAAATGAAGCAATAACAAGGATTGAAAGATGTTACGCAAGAAGGCGTGTTTGCCAACGTGCTTCCATGCAAACAAATGGTCAACGTGTTGGGCTATCTCTACCTTTCC